TCGTGTCAACTCCGGTTCGGCGCTCAGCAGAGCGTGGCGCCCATCGCGGCGGAACTGTCATACGGGGGCTTTCCGGCAGCTGACCGGTTGAGGTAGTCATGAGAAAAGGCGAAAAACTAGCGGGCGTGTTTCCTGGTGTGCGATTCGGTCGCTATCAGGTGGTCAGCGTTTTGACGTTGCGTAAGTTTCTGTGTGTTTGCGATTGCGGTACGCAGAAAGCTGTTGACGGATATACGCTTGTCGACGGAAAAAGCACGTCGTGCGGTTGTTATCGGGGCGAATTGACTGCGGCTCGGAACGAAACGCATGGAATGTCAAACACACCCACGTACAATAGTTGGTGTTCTATGCTCAGCCGTTGTCAAAATCCTAATTTTCCGAAGTACCCACAATACGGCGGACGCGGCATCCAGGTGTGTGAGCGCTGGCTGTCATTTGAAACTTTCCTGTCTGATCTTGGGGAACGGCCTGAAGGCAAAACGCTTGATCGACTCGACGTTGACGGCGATTACGAACCCGCAAATTGCCGCTGGGCTACTGTTGACGAACAAGCACGAAACAAGACGAACAGTGCGGTAATCACGATTGACGGTATGACAAAGAATCTTACCGACTGGGCGCGTTTCAGCGGTGTGAACCACCAAGCCATAAGTTGGCGCATCGCCCACGGTTGGGAGCCTCGTAAAGCCGTATTCGCTTTTCCTGGAACGCTCTGACCATGCGCAAACATACGAAACTAGCCATCGAGAAACACGCGATAGCGGAATACCCCCGCGAAAGCTGCGGGGTGATCATCACCGTTGGCCGACGTGAGAAATACGTTCCGATCCGGAATCAGGCGACGGGTACTGATTCGTTTCTCATGGACGCGCAGGAACTGGCAGCGGCTGAAGACGAAGGCACCGTTACGGCTTACGTTCACTCGCATCCGGATGACGTAACGGGGCCGTCTGAATCTGACCGCGTGTCGTGTAGCGAACTCGGGCTACCGTGGTACATCGTCGAACTGATGACGAATGGCCAGGAACCGCAGATCCTGCGTATCTTGACGTTGGAACCGAACGAGTACAACGCGCCTTTGCTCGGTCGTTCGTTTTTTCACGGCAAGCTTGATTGCTATTCGTTGATCCGCGATTGGTATCAGCGTGAACGGGGCGTGATGTTGCCCGACTTCGAACGCGAGGACCTGTGGTGGAAGAACACCGAACAGGAACTGTACTTGGACAACTTCGAAGCTGCGGGTTTCCGTCGTCTGAAGGACCGCGAATCGCTCGAAGTCGGGGACGTGATTTTGATGCAGCACAACTCTGCCAGGACGAACCATGGCGGGGTGTTCATCGACGACACGATACCGACTGAACACCAACAAGATCGCCACCACAGCATGCGCGGTATGATGTTGCACCATTTGTACGGTCGACCGTCCGAACGCGTCATTTACGGCGGATATTGGCAAGACATCACGCGTGCGCGTCTGCGCTATGTAGGGGAAACAGATGCTGACTAAAGTGAAGCTTGGCGGGGTGCTAGGTCGTAAATTCGGGCGTGAGTTCGCGTTCGATGTTTACTCGCCTGCCGAAGCTGTGAAAGCCCTGTGCGTGACGGTGCCAGGCTTCGAACGGTATATGTACGATGCAGCCGGCCGCGGTATTCACTTTGCGTGTTTCAACGGCAAGGTGAACATCAGCGAGCCGGAACTACATCTACCAGTCAAGCCGGAAATTCGCATCATGCCTGTTCCCGTCGGTGCGAAAAACGGCGGCTTGACTCAAATCATCATTGGCGCCGTGATCATTGTGGCCGCGTACTACACAGGCGGCGCGTCCACTGCTGCAAGCGGAACCGGCGCAGGTACGGCCGCAGTACCGGCCGCAGGCTCGACGATTTCGTTCTCGTCGATTGCCATGTCCATCGGCGTGTCGATGGTATTGGGTGGCGTCACGCAATTGATCACCGGCCAACAGAAAGGTTTGTCCACGGCAGACAGCCCCGACAACGGCGCATCGTATAACTTCAACGGCCCCGTGAATACTACGGCGCAGGGCAACCCCGTTCCGCTGTTGTACGGCGAATTGTACGTCGGCAGTGCGGTAGCAAGCGCAGGCATTTACGCGGAAGACCAACAATGACGAAAAAAATCAAACTCCGCGCACCGCGTGTCGATCACGTGAAGGGCGGCTATCGTGTGATGGGCCACGGTGGCGGCGGTAAGGGCGGCGGCGAAGCACACCAACCTGAAGAAAGCCCCGACAGCTTACACAGCGTGGCGTACGCCCGTGTGATCGACTTGATCTCTGAGGGGCCGATTGTTGGGCCGGTCCACGGGCCGTCCGGCATCCTGCAAGATATCTACCTCGACAGCACGCCGATTCAAAATGCGAACGGCGAATACAACTTTAACGGTGTCGCTGTAGATTTTCGTGCTGGTACGCAGGATCAAGATTACATCCCGGGCTTTCCCGCGGCGGAAGCAACCGTAGCCGTCGGCGTCGCGCTGCGTGAAGACACGCCGTGGACGCAGCTGATCACGGACACCACCCTATCGGCCGTGCGGGTGACGTTGGGTGCAACGCTTGTTCAAATTCAAGACAACGGCGATCAAACCGGCTATCTGGTTCACTACGTCATTGAACTCAGTTCAAGCGGCGGCCCGTTTCAAACCGTCATCGACACCACGTTCGACGGCAAAACGACGCAGGTTTACGAACGCACGCACCGTATTGATTTGCCGGCCGGACAAACGAGTTGGACGATTCGTGTTCGTCGCACCACGCCCAACGCCGACAGCACGCGAATTACGGATACGACGACGGTGCAGTCATACACCACCGTGGTCGACGCGAAATTGCGTATGCCGATGTCTGCCTGTGTCGGCGTGCAAGTTGACGCCGCGCAGTTTCAATCCATCCCTGGCCGCGCGTTTCACTTCCGCGGTCGTATCATTTCTGTGCCGTCTAACTACGATCCGGAAACCGGCAACTATTCGGGCGTGTGGGACGGCACGTTCAAGCAGGCATACAGCAACAACCCCGCGTGGGTGTTCTATGACATCTCGACCAATAGCCGCTATGGTGCTGGTGAGCGTCTGAGCGCGGCCGCGCTGTCGAACCTGAAGTGGGCACTCTACCCGATCTCGCAATACTGCGACGAGCAGGTACCCGACGGATTGGGCGGAAATGAACGCCGCTTTACGTGCAACGTCTACATCCAAACCGCAGCCGATGCCGCTAAGGTGCTAAGCGATTTGGCAAGCGTGTTCATGGGCATGGTGTATGAAGCCAACGGCGCTATACTGGCGTCGGCCGACATGCCCAGCGACTTCACCTACACGTTTACGAACTCCAACGTCGTCGACGGGAAGTTCGCACGCGTGGGTTCGCCCTGGCGTCAACGTCCGACTGTGGCTCAGGTCAGCTACAACGACATGACCAACTTTGGCATCCAGAAAATCGAGCCGGTTCAGGACGACGAAGGGATTGCGCGGCTCGGTGTTCGAATCACGAAGATATCCGCGTTCGGTTGTACGTCGCGCGCACAAGCGATCCGGGCGGGTAAATGGGCGTTGCTGACTTCGCGAATTGAAACGCAGGCGATCTCGTTCGATGTGGGTTTGGATCAAGCGTTGGTCAATCCAGGCTCAATCATCCGGGTGTCGGATCAATGGCGTGCAGGTCGTCGCGTCGGTGGCCGTATCTCCGAAGTCACGAATGCAAGCACCATCGTTGTCGACCTGACGACTATCGTACGCCCAGGCGACCGGCTGGTCGTGAACTTGCCCAACGGCGTAGCAGAATCTCGCGTGGTTGCCACGTCAGTCGGTCGTGGATTGACCGCGGACAGCACGGAGTGGACCGCGGACAGCACGGAACTAACCGCTGACATGGTTGGTTTACCAGGTTCAGTTCTGACGATCACGGTGACTCAACCGTTTAGCGTTTTGCCTGAACCGGAGGCCGTGTGGACGATCGAAAGCGAAGAGTTGACTAACGAACTCTACCGCGTGATTTCCGTGACCCGTAAGGACGGCATCACGGCCACGATCCAGGCCACGCAACACAACCCGAGTAAGTACGACAACATCGATTTCGGCACGAAGATTCAAGCGCCGCCCGTTACCGTTGTGCCACCAGGCATTCAGCCGGCGCCTGCGTCAGTCACACTCACGTCGTTCTCTGCCATCGTTCAAGGTATCGCCATTCACAACGCGCACATCGTGTGGCCGCGGACAGACAGCGCTGTTGAATATCAAGTTCAATGGCGTCGCGATAACTCGGATTGGATCGAAGCGGGCCGCACAGGGTCTACGTCGCTCGATATCCAAAACATCCGCCAGGGCTCGTACGTCGCCCGGGTACGCGCGATCAACGCTGCGGGCATCCCGTCTATCTGGACGACGAGTACGGCGACACAACTCGATGGTGACGTTGCGCCGCCCGCTGCGTTGACCACGCTTACCGCATCAACCGACCAGATTTTTTCTGTGATCGTTGATTGGGGTTTTCCGACTGCCCCTAATATCATCGAACGTACGGAAATCTGGTACGCGCAGATCAACGACCTGAACAGCGCCGTCAAGCTTGGCGATTTCGCGTACCCGCAGAACACGCACACCCTCATGGGCTTGTCCGCGGGGGCGACGTTTTATTTCTGGGGTCGTCTGGTCGACAAGAACGGGGAAACCGGCCCGTGGTATCCGCTCGTCAATGGCGTGCAAGGCCGTGCCAGCAGCGATGCAACAGCCATTCTCGAATACTTGACGAACCAGATCACCGAAACGCAGTTGTCGCAAGCGTTGCTTCAGAAAATTGAAGACGGTAGCGGCCAGGAAGCTTTGGTTCAGGTGCAGGCGATTACGACGCAACTGGCCGCGATGTACACCATCAAAACGCAGTTGACCGTGGGCGGTGTGCCATACATGGCAGGCATCGGGGTAGGCGTTGAGAACAATCAAGGCGTCATCACATCTCAGATCCTGCTTGCTGCGGCCCGTGTGGCTATCTTGGACGAATCGAGCGGGTCGACCAAAGCGCCCTTTGTGGTCCAAGGTGGTCAGGTATTCATCAACCAGGCGTTGATCGGTACGGGATGGATCACGAACGCTATGATCGGTAACGTGATCCAGTCGGATAACTTCGTGTCTGGTAGCGTTGGATGGCAAATTAACAAAGCGGGCAGCGTGGAGATCAACGGGAACTTTGGCGGTTCAGGACGCCTGACGATTAGCAACCAGCTTATCCGTATCTACGATGGTTCCGGTTTGGAACGCGTACGCCTGGGGATTTGGTAATGACGGCCGGACTTCAAATATGGGACGGTGTGAATTACATCGACCTTGACGGCACAACGCGGATCACGCGGATCATTGGAGAGATTACGACCTCGACTGTTAACGGGTCAGCCACGGTTGCAGGTTTGGATAGCGGCGTTGCGTTTTACACGATCTTGGGGACGACGAGCCTTGGACAAGGCGGTCAGTTGCCGCTGATTTCAATAGGCGGAACGACAGTGACCTGGACCTTTGAGGATTCGTCATCACCGCGGGCTACTCGGGTGCTCTTGGGGGTATCCTCATGACCGCCGGTTTTTACGCCATCAATCAAGAAACAGGCATCACGCAGATTACGAACGACTATCGTAACTATGCGCTGAGGCAGATATCGACCTTGGCGGTGACCAACGGCCTGCCAGGCACCGGATTTTATGGCGATATCGTGCTACCGGGCGTAAATGGAATGGTGGCTTTCCGATCAGATCAACCGGTGATGATTCTGTACGCCACGCCCGAAGGCGGCAACATGCGCTATCGGTTTTACGGTCAAAACCAAGTGAACGTCACGATTTATTATTTCGATGACCCGGCGTATGGACAACTGTACACAACGGCTGGAATCGGCCTGCTTGTCGGCAACAACGTGGCGGCGGGCGGTACGGGCGTTAGCTACGACTCGCGGATGAAATATCTCCGGTACATCGCGGCATACGAACAACACCAGGTAGCGCCGTTGCCTTCGTTTTCGACGACGATTAATTCGGCATACGTACCGGCAATCATACAAAGTGGCGTTTGGTATACGGATGAACCGCTCTATATTCCGGAAACCAACACGTGGTCGTCATCGTTTACGCCTACCGTGGCTTCACTGAGTGGTAACACGTTTATCGTAGGGACATACACGTTCAGCATAGGCCCATTCGCGCCGCCCGTGGCGTGGAGCCCAACCCACTGCTATAAATGGGCCTACACGATCGTGAACGTGGCGGGAATGTAACAGGGGTTTTCAGGTAGAATAATCGCGGCACACTTACAGGGGCAGGCGATGACACCTTTTGATATAGACGCATGGGGGGCGAAGCTGGCCGGTCTAGGCGGCGCGGCGCTTTCAATGCGTTTCATTAAAGGCACGTGGTACGAGCGGCTGACTATGGCGGTCGGCGGGGTTATTGCGTCATACTTCCTTGCAGAATGGTTATCCGTGTGGACGCGGCTACCACTGCAAGTCACCGGGTTTTTGCTGGGGTTGTTCGGGATGGCGATAGCGTCCCGGATTTGGGAAGCGATCCAGAACGCCCCGCTTGGTGAACTGTGGTCAGCTGCAATTGATCGCATCCGCGGTCGTGGAGCTTCCCCTAAATGATCCTTTTCTTCGCTGCCATCGGTTGGTTGATTTGCTCCGTTACCGCGGGGCTCGCCGTGTTCTCTCCCACCATCAAAGACACGATCCTAGAACGTATCGGCTTGTCCGGCATCTCGATATGTGCGTTGGGCGTGTCATATAAAGCGTTGATCTACGACGAGATCACGCCGGGTGGAATCATGCTTGGCCTATCCGTTGGCGGCTATTGTTTAGCCGTTCTCCTAAAACATATGCGAGCGCTCTATGTCCAACACCGTTATCTCCCGTATCAATGATGGACCGCTGACGCAGGCGCTTCGTCTGCTGCCGGCCAAGATGGACACTTTGCCCGCTCGCGTTCAGGTGTTGACCACCGGCATGCAGGAATCGAAGCTGACGTTTCAGGTTCAACACGGCGACGGGCCGGCACACGGTATTTTCCAGTTCGAACGCGGTGGCGGCGTCAAAGGAGTGATGACTCACCCGGCGACCAAGGATCTCGCGCGTGCCGTCTGCGATACGCTGGGCGTGCCGTTTACGACGATGGACGTTTGGAACTCCCTGGCCGGTGATGGCGAGATGGATGTTCTCGATTGCGCGTTCGCCCGTCTGCTGTACTGGACGTTGCCGGGCGGCATGCCGGCAATTCACGACATCGACGGTTCGTGGAAATACTATCTGAGCGCATGGCGCCCCGGTAAGCCGCACCCGGAAACGTGGCCTGATAACCGTCGCCAAGTCGTGGCCGCTATCACGGACATCGCGATATGAGCGACGCCGCCGATGTGGTCGCCACGGCTATCGGTGGTTGGAAGCTATACGCAGCTGCTGCCATCGGCGGAGCGGTTCTCATCGGCGGAGCGGTAACGGCTTGGGTCGTTCACGGAAATAATCGATACGACGATGGGTATCTTGCGGCTCAAGCTGCTGCTGCGCTGGCCGCGGCAAAACAGAACGATGAGAACCGCAAGCACGAACAGGATCTACAGGCGCAGGCAAACGCGGCGTTAGCAAAGGCGATCAACGATGCGAAAATTTCACAGGCTGCTGCTGACTCTGCCGCTACTCGCGCTGACGGCTTGCAGCGCACCATTGCAACCCTTAAGCGTAACGCCGCCGAAGATGCCAAGCGCACCGGCACAAACGTGGCAACCACTGCCGCCCCCTGGGACGTTCTCTCAGCGTGTATCGACCGATATCGACAGTTGGGAAAAGACGCTGACGCAATCGTCGAACAGTTCCGCCCAACCGTGAATTGGGCCAGCGTCATCGATCCCACGGGCGCTAGTTTGGCCGGTTGGTCAAGTACCGGTCCTGGCGGATCAGTTGCGCCGTGAAGCCGCCAAGGGCGATCCCTTTGCCTTTACCGTCGCGTAGGATCGTCGCGTAAACGGTTCGCCAATCGAAAGCCTGGGCGAATAGGAATTGCGCAACACGTTGGCGTTGAAGGGATGTCATCATCGTTTAGTCCGGGTAATAGAAACGTGTGGACTTGCCGGGACCGCGGAAGGGAAAGCCACCAGGCGGCACATACCCGCGCAACTCTTTCGCTGGTGCCCACTGCCACACGATTTCGATTTTCATCCCGCACAGCACGCGATCGCCGTTCAGGTCGACACCGAAGTCACGAAACACGCGGTCCGACTTGATCGCGTCCCATTCGACATCGTACAGGACTAGGACGCGGGGCAACTTACCGTCGCGTTCAAATTCCCCACTCATCCAACGTGCAACAGCCGACACCGTGGTCAACACGGGCAGAACGGTTTTAAAGGTCATCGTCGTTGATATCCAGTTCGCCCGACAACGCCGCCCACACCACGAACGCGGCACAGGCGATACAGGCAAGGTAACCAAGGGTTTGAGCGGCAATATCGAGCATGATAGGTTCTCCGAAGAATCAGCGAAGGGTATCGCCGATCCGTGTATCAGGGTGTTTAAGATCCGTACGCTACGTGAGTATCGAACGTTTCGTCGTCAATCGCGGCGAGACTTGCAAGCAACCGTGCCCCCACTACCTGTGTGAAGATAGATACCTGTTCACCTTGGGTCGTCACGCCCGGAAACGCAGTGTCAACAGGTAGCAATGCGTAGTTCAGGCTTTGGGCAAAAACGGAACAAACGACCCTAACACTATCTACGATGTCCAACAGGTCGAAATTGTCGTCATTGTTTACGGTGCTTCGAGCGCAGTCGAAAACGTAATTCCATATTTTTGTTTGTTCCTGTCTCGACAGCACAGAAAGCGGGTCAAAAGGGTTTTCTGGATTGGGTCTTGCAGCACCCACGCAATCTCTGAGTAGATCCCGGGTCCATACTCCTAATGCGTCAATTTGTTTTTCTTTTCTTTCCAGTCTTTCTAGGCGTGGGTCGATGGTCATGTCTAGTATCCCTTAATTCGTTTCCAAGCAGCCACGGTCTGCCCCTACACGCGGCCCGCGCTGGATGCGTTGAACGCGGTTGGCCGGATGGCAAAGGTACCGTGCGCCCATCGTTTCACGTGCGGCGTCGATACGCTGACGGTGCGTTTCGTAGTCGTTGGGTCGATGTTTAGCGTTCATTTTCTTTCCAGTCGATGATGAAATAGATGACGGCCAACAAGCAACCGGCGATGAGCACGGCCGGGCCGATGCCTAGGATCTTCGCGACCATCCCGATAAACGAGAAAATCACGACGCACACGGAGAACAGGAATAGGAAGTCTTTCATCGTTTCCAGTCCGTAAAGTTGATGATGACGGCCGCAAGCAAAGCCGCGCCTGCGATCATAAGCGTGTAGCTCGCGTCAAGCATGGTTCAGGTATACCGCTGCTTTGGCGTACAGACGAGCGGCACGCACGTGGTTGCCGGCGTCGTACAGTTCACCGGCCCGACGATGCAGCGCGGCCCCATGCGATTCGTGGGCGTTGCGGGTGTGTTCTGCCGCTCGTCGAGTTTCAGCGGTGGTAAGTGCCCACGTGCCCACGGGATCGACAGGGGCAGTCGGATCGAACACTAGCGTCACGTCCTGCTCGCCGTCGCTGACGACCGAGTGACCGTCAACGGCTTGCATGTTGTCCCAACCTTCCGCGATCGCCCGCTGCTGCCAACCCTTTGCGATGTCGGCGTCCGTGGGGCGCGGTTGACCGTTGGCGAAACGTTGACGGCCGATTTGCAGATATTTTTCTTTCGATTGGTTTGCCATGCTTTGGTGCTCCGGTTAGTTTTCGTAGAAAAAGTTCAGAAGTTCGATGGCCCAAGGCTCGTCTATCCAATCGTCGACGGTTTCGGTTCCGTACCATCGTCCGTCAGGGATGGTGATCCAGCAGGTGCCACGATAACGATTAAACAGAACTTTGGCGCCGCCGCCTTTAATCAGCGCGGCGTCAAGACTTTGTCCTTCGTGAAAGCACTCTTCAAATTCGAGCGCCTGTAACACGCATTGAACTCGTATGACGGCTAGCGCCTTTGGCTTGAGTGGCTTCGTGATGTCTAACATATCTACCTCGTTGACTCAGTGAACGTATAGTAATCGTCTATTTACACTAGTGTCAATAGCCTAACAAAAAAAAACCCGGCCTGTGGGACCGGGTAAAAGTGGCGGGGGTAAGCGCCACGTGTCGAAAGCCGACGATATCAGTTTTTGGCATTGAGTACAAGCATCACTTCCCGCAACTGCGTGGCCGTCAGGTCGGTGAACGTGTACGTTTCACTGCCCACCTGGATCAGCACGGTCGAACCGGATTCGATAGGGACGGGCACCGTGGCTATCTGCGACAACACAGTGGCGTAATAAATGTCACTTACGGCCTTACGTCGAACCCAAGTACCGCGTCCGGTCTTGGTCTTTGAACGACTGTGGATGCGTGAGTCCCACGGTACGCCCGCGACATCTAGTTCAGGGACGACGGCCAATGGTTCCGGCAACGCGGCGGCGTCCACAAGGGCCCATCCCATCAACAGCAAGTCCGGTTCAGGTTTGTTCAACGGTACCGTCGATGGCCCGGCTTGCAACTCGATGTTGGCGAGTCCCGCGCGGCTGGCGTATTCGAACACGTCAGCGAGCGTCGTCGCGGTACCGTTGGGCAGGTTGTGGCTATCGAATAATGCAAACGGCGTCGGGCCGGGCGTTAGCACCCGTACGAACCCCTTGGGCGCTTTCGATCCGATCAGTACGCGGCGACCCCATACACCGACATACGTATCGTTGTTGATCCGTTCGGCCTTGATGGTCACATCGATCGCGGGTTTGTGCCTTACGCGGGGGACGTGCCTGAGCGTGCTGACAGCGAAAGATAGATGGACGACCGCGGGTTGGTTTTCCTGCGCGGCAATGACTTGCATTACGATTTTGCTCATGATGGTTTCCGAGTGGGTTAGACAATGGTTCCCATCATGAGCGTTCGGTAAACGCTGCGGTACTCACTAGATGCGTTAGTCCTTGCCGAATACGAAGGGCTTAAACCAGGTCTGGGTCGGCTCATCAAGATAGAGGCAGTAGCGATCCCATCCGTCGCGAATGTGGTCGACATAGCTGATTTCCTGGCCCAGCATCGCCGATAGGCGGGCGTGCAGCAGCGAGTGATCGTCCCAGGGTTTGGGCGACAGCACACGCAACGTTTCGAACAGCAGGGCCTTAGGAACGACACAAATGTCGGGGTGTATCACGATCATCCTTTTTGGTAGCAGGTATCGACCCATCCGCCCTTGGCGCCAATAGGCCAACGTGATCCGTCGGGCAACACTGCCCAGTGTGGACCGTTCTCGTCGTTGGTCATGTGGCGTTCAAAGCGGGCCACGGTGTCAGGCGCTACCGCGGCGTCCGGGATCTCACCAACAAGTTCATCGTAGATATGCAGCACGATCGGGAAGTGATCGCGTTCAAGCTTGGGAATCGTGTGGCGCAGAAAGTCGTTAGCGGTTGCCTGTACGATGTTCTCGGTGAGTTTCCCGCCATGCGTACCCATTTGGATCCACTTGTTCGACGGGCCGTTTTTCGGGTTGGTGTTCCATCCCCAATACCAGATGTCGTAGATCTTGCCCCAACGTGTGGAGTTCGTGAGAGTGACGTTATGGTAGGTGAGATAGCGGCCGGACAGCAGACGAATATAGACCGTGTGGCCGTCAGGCGAATGGAAGTACAAACCCTGGAAGCAGAACCATTGGCCAGGATTGAGCAAAGCTTGAATGAAGTGACCTTCAACGCCGTAAAACTCGTCGCGCCATTGGTTGAAGCCGACCTTGCGTTTCTGTCCGCCCCAAAATTCGACGATGGCAGGGGAACGCTCACGCCAGGCCAGAATGTGACCCTTGATTTCTTCCTCGCTGCGTTGACAGTTGTCTTCCATTGCGAGCCACGCACGTACCCAACCTCCAAATCCTAGAGCAAGCTCGGAAACTTTTCCCACTTGGCGTAGCTGATGTTTTTGCCCGGTTTGCTCGGCGTAATCAAGCAGCTCTTGAACACTGACACCGCCTATCATCGCACCCGACGTTTCGTACAACGGCCCTTGCGCACGGAACAAATCAATGCGCCACTGTTCGCCGGCCAGACACGCAAGTACCACGGCTTCAATCGCGGTCCAATCTGATGAAACGAGTTTGTGTTTCGGCGCAGCGTCAAACATACCGCGCAGGCAACCCGCGAGCGTATGCAGCGCATCTCCAAAAAACCATTCCATTGCCGCAAGCGATCCGGTGCGCATCACCGTAATCGCGTCTTTCATCGCATAGGGATTCCACTCCAACGGTTTAGCGTTCGCGGGCAATACTTCCGCATCTTTATTCACACGGTTATTCGTTTGACGCAAACACCAAGGGCAGTGTGGCCGAGTATGGCCGTACCACTTTCCGCAGAAACAACGCCATACATCTGGTCCGGAGCGTGGCAGGTTGGTCGGTTGAACGTCGGCGCCGGTTGGTCGGCCAGTGCGGGCGGCGTGGAATTTGTACAGGTCTGTCAATCGCCCACGGCTGTCGACCTGGTGGAGCATGGAGTACAGCTTTTTTACGCTGGCCGACGACAACAGCGATCGAATGGTGAGCACACGGTGAACGGACGCCGGCAAATCGTCACGTTTCAATTCGGCCGTCAATGCGTCTTCGTCCATCGCTTGCAAACGAGCGCCCAGCGCGTTGCACCATCCTTGTAACTGCGCCACTTCAGTCGGCGCTATGCCGCCCGTGAGCCCTCGCATTTCTTCGCCGTACTTGGCGTGCGCTTGTTGCAGTATCGAGATCCCGCCCCGAACCGCTTCAATGTCGATGTGGACGCCGCGGCGGTTGATCAACTGATCGTATTGCCAATGCTCCAACTCGATGGGCGACAGGTCGGGCGTGTTGGCCGAAAGATGCGCTTCAGCCACGATGTCTATTTCGTTGTACTGAACGAACTTAGCGAACTCTTCGGGTTCATCTTCCGGCATGATTCGCAAGGCGGGACGTTTCGCCGTCGGTTTCTGCGGGACGCTGAACATATTAATCAGCCGCTTACCTTCCTTGTCCTTGGCGAGCGTGCCCATGACTTCGGTGGCTGCGTCAAGCGCGCCAGGTAGCGACCACGCGCGTGCCTTAGCCATCGAGCAACGGAAGAGATCGTAGGGCACCGCAGGCCAGCCATAACGGCGTTCACACTCGCGCCACACGTGGCATTCGAACCCGGAATTGTGTGCTTCGATCAGCTTGCCGGACGCCACGTGGTCGAACAAATCCTGCGGCAGGGGTAGGCCAGGGCGCCAGAACCGCACGCCCCGCCCGTCTTTCAAGTCGTATTTCAACGACAGAACCTCAAACGTCGGATGCTCTGAATAAACCTTGGCACCTACCGCACCGAGTCCGCGTTTCTGGCTGCTGAACCCTTCGGGGGAATCCCATTTACGCAGCGTTTCGTTCCACACGTACCCGGCCGCGCTGTACGTTTCGAAGTCCATGTCAGCCAGGACGGTCGAAACGTACATACCGGCTTGCAGTTGCGTACCGTACGGTAGGTGCTTCAGTTGATCCAATGCAATCATGCCGATATGTTCCTGATGCGCGTGATAGTCACAAGGGTTTCGTTGCCACGGGTCGAAACGCTGATGGACTCCTTGACCATCGTGTACGGACCCGGCGTGTACGGACCCGGCATTTCCGGTACGCCAGTGGCCGTAGTATCGTGGTATTTCAAGGCGGCTTTCACCGCCTCCCCGACCGCTTTGTCGGCTTCCTGATTGGTCAATACCGCTTCGAGGGTCGTCGTTTCTTTGATTTTCATGTCAGTACCCCTTGCCGCCCGATTTGGCGCGGTTCTCGGGCTTGTGATCTTCCCGAATCGTGTTGTAGTGCATTTTCGCAACGGTCGCTTCCGCAAGCATGCGAGCGCTTGCCAAACCGGTGCCGATGTCTCCGCAACGAATCTGCGCATCGCCGAGTTCGACGATCCAGTTGGGAAACCGAGGCAGGTGGTCGTCCGCGCGGCCCTTTCGATGACCTTCGATTGCTTCAGCCACTTCGGTCGTGATCAGACCCAGCTTGGTACCGGTCCATAGTTCCAGCACAGCACTGTCGTAAGTACGAACGTCGTGTCGATCAAAGACCCACCATCCCGCTTCGTGGGCGATGCCGTAGCAGAATTCGTAGAACTCGGTAAGACTGTCGATCAACCGCTGCTGCACTACGGGGTCGGCTATTCGATGGGCGTACGTCGGTTGCGGTTTGGTGTCGGTCGACCCGACATACCCGTTCACAACGCATAGGTCTTTCAGCGTACCCGGATTGTGTCCGACACCAACATTGATAACTTTTTCGCTCTCGGTCAGCGGTTCGGGCGTCTTCACCGTGCCGCCAATTGCGAATCCGGTATCTTTGTTGATCGACCACGAACCGTCGTGCGAGCGGATTTCATTTCTGACCATATCGGCAACACGTTGGCCCATCTGCGCCGCGGTTTCCGGCTGCGGAAACTCTTCGATCAGGCGTTGCAGATGATGAGCGGCTTTACGGATGTCCGAATCGCCGCCCTTCGCCTGTTCCCGTGCGAGGTAGCCGATAGCCACGCCTTTCTGATAACCGCGGTATTCTTCAGGCGTGAGCCACTTGGACAGCACGTCCCATGGTTGAGTGTCGCCCATGCTGCGGTAGTGATCGCCGTCGACTTGCGTGTCGCTGGCTTTGAACTGGACGGACGACGCGTGAGGCAGTGCTCCGTCTTGGAGCATTTTCACTTCAGCGGCGGTGAGTTCGACATCGTGCCGCAGTTCGCCGTTTGCGCCAGTGTGTGATCGTAGGATTTTCATTCCGCGTCCCCTTTAGCGATCAGCGGCGTAACGGTGACTTTACCGCTGACGATAACCCCGCCGCTGTCGTCGGCCTTGTAGTCGCCGATGGTTTGAACATCATTCATCAACGCGAACAGCGGATGGTTGACGAGCGTAGAACCTTCGATACGTTCACCCGACACGGCGCGGAATGCTGCGGCGAACAAGATGTCTTTGACTTCCTGCGCGGAAAACTGAACATCAAACGTCATGCCGTGATCTATGTTTTCTTGGCGTTGAATTTTCATAGGTATTCCAGGTAGATGAAAAACCCCGGCCGAAGCCGGGGCAGCGTGGTTAGAGCAAATAGCCGTTGGCACGCAACGTGTCGTCAGTCCAGCCATTGGCTAGGAACTGTTCGTACGTGACGTCCGCGGCCTTGGCGGTCAGTTGCGGACCGACAGTTGCGGCCGGTGCTGCGGGGGCAACAGGTGCAGCCGGGGGCGGCGGCGTTGCACCAGGTACCGCGGGCAAAGCGCCATAGTTCGGCGTAACCACGGTTGCCGGGGGCGGCGGCGTGCTAGGGGCAGAAACCGCACCAGCGGGAGGCGCCGAAGGGGCAACCGTCGCAGGGGGCGGTGGCGTCGTCGGCGCAGACGTAGGGACGGCCGGTGCACCAGGCGGGGGAGCGGTCGGAGCGGGGGCAGCGGCGGGACCGTTGTACGCACCTTCGGGAACGGCGGTGGCGCCAGCGGGCAACGCTTCCTGACCGAAACCGATTTGCGATGCGTCAGCACCGAACGAGATTTCCGCGCCGTAGGCTTGCAGCGATACGAATTGGAAATTCAGGTACACACCCGGCGATTCTTCGGAACCGTTTTGATCGACGTTGCCGAACACCTGGACGTAGTAACCCGCTTTCACGGCGTCCACATCGACGATCGGACGTTGGCCGGTCTTGTCGACGATGCGCGGCGCGTAGCTCGACGAGAACCACAGCACCCAGTTGCCGGGGTAGCCTTCGTTGTCGCACGGTTTTTTGCCTTTTTTGTTCGCTTCGGTGCTGTCGCCGTCAATGACTTTCCAGGCGAAGTTACGGCCCATGTTTCCCGCGTTGGCTTTGAACGCGTGGCCGACTTGCCAGATGATCGCACCCCACGGACTCGACGCCCAGTGCTGACCGGCGACTTTGGGGATGGCCAGGGCGAAACTGAACTCTTCGCGCTGCTTGCCCTTGTCCGCGCCGGATTTGTAAACCAGCGGGTTACCCTTGTCGTCGGTCGTGCGCGGCTTATACAGATTGCCGCCGACGAGTCGACCGACCGGGAACAGAATGTCTTGCTTAGCCATGAGGCTATTCTCCTTATTTGCCGCCGAAGATTTTGGCGGCGCGGGATTGGCTGAATGGGACCAGCGTTGGTTCGCCTTGACCACGGCGCGTCATCGGTTGGATGAAATCCTTGTGGATACCGAGATCACGCGCCTGTCGCGGCGTAAGGGGTTTCGGATCGTTGAATAGCTTGACGTTGAACATTTTCTCCAAGTTGACGATGTTCGAATGGGGCACCGTCCACGTTTCGCGACCTTCACCGCGTTCGATAACGAATCCTGCATCGAACACGCCGCGTTCACACTGGGCTAACACTTCGTCGCGTAAGCCGTTGATACGAGCGTTCAGGCGGTCGCGTGCGGCCGTAAGCGTACGCAACTCAAAACCAGCGGCTCCCGCGGGTAATTGAAATGGCGTTGCGTATTCGCTTACGTCGACCGCACGATAGCCGACCTGTTGCAGCGTCGGGCACCGCGAAGCACCTGGACAGTATTCGCAGTGATCGCCTGTACGAGCGCGACGTACGCCGGTTTCGTAATCGCCCGCAGCCGCCGCGATCAGATTGCGTTGTGCACGCAGATCCGAAGCTTTCACAGTCCACGTTCGAACCGGACCGTCGCGGTGGTAATTACGCGGTTGAACAATCGTCATGTGGACGTTTAAGTGCTGTTCCTGCGTCCCGTTGACCTGATACCAATCGAGCAACAGACAAACGTAAACGATCAACTGCCAGCATTCGACCGCATCAACGAATCCGTGACCGAACTTGTAATCGACGACGTACAGGTTCACTCCGTCCGTCCAGAAAAACAGATCCGGCGTCCCCCACACGAGCAAACCGAAATAATCGGATGGGGGCAACCGTTGCTCGACCACGTAGTTCGTATCTGCCGAACCAAGGCGCAACGCCGTTTCCCAGAACAGGACCGCACCGTCAATCATAGCGTCGGTGATCGGCACGCCGTTAGGTGCTTCGGTGTTTAAATAGGGCGATAGCGACTCCCGCGTTCGCCCAACCGTAAGCAGCCAATGTGCGGCCGTACCTTCCTCTGATTTTTCGGTATCCACCGACGGGTAAAGTTTGTTCATCTCGGGCCAAAGCGAACACTTGACCCAAGCGGCAGAACCCGACGGCGGCAGTTCGGCGTGTGCCATGGCGTTTAGACGATCTTGCTTTGGGAACGGAAGTGCGCGGCGACCATCGAACGAGCCGTTTCGTTGGTGAACAGGTCGCTGATCGATGACGCGCCGAACGCTTGCAAAACGCCGTTCAGTTCCTCGATCGCGATACGACCGGCTTGCACAGCTTGATTGATCGCGAGGATGTCGATGGGCACACCGGGAACATTGGCGGGCGTCGGGGCGGCAGGTGCGGCAGGCACCGAAGGAACAGCGGCCGGTGCTGCGGGGACGGGCAGCGTGGGTGCGGCGGGCACTTCAGGAACCGGGGCAGCGGGTGCGGCCGGAACGACAGGCGTTGCACCGGCAGTACCGGCGACACGATTACGCAGTTCGACGCTGACGGACGCATAGGTCGCGTTGTCCACACCTTTGCGCTTTGTCCACACGCCTTTGGCGGTTCGAGATTTGCCGCTGCTATGGATGCGCTCATCCCACGGCAGACCGTCGGCGTCCAGATCGCTGACCGGCGCGGCGGGGGCAGCGGGGACCGAAGGAACATCAGGAACCGGGGCAGCTGGTGCGGGCGGAGTCGGCACGCCACCGACGGAACCGGTTTGAACAGCGAGGGGCGGCGTGGGGGTAGCCGTGGCCGACGCGCCGGGAGCGTAACGCGTGAAAAATTCGGGGTCGTCAGCGATCGAGATGAGCCACGCCGCGTTTGCGCGGAGTTCATCACTGTTGATGGGTTTGGTGGAGTCGATGCGAATGATGATTTCCATCTTTGGTCGTCCGTGTAGTTGAGGGTTGGGCTTAACCCGGTTGGTTGACATGAGCGGCCATCGTATGCGTTAATTTCTTTAATGTCAACAAGGAATCTTAGGCAAATGGGCTTACGTGGCTATCAAACAGAACTAGTCGGAAAGACTCAACAAGCGTTAGCAGATTTGGCCTACGCACACCCGGAACGCTCACCGAACGTGATGGTCACACTTGCTACGGGGGGCGGTAAGACACGGATCGAAGCCGCACTTGCTGAAGCATATGACGCGCCGCAGATTGTGCAGGCACATCGTCAAGAATTAGTAGGCCAGATATCGAAAGCCTTGGCTGAAGCCGGTTTACGTCACGGCATCATTGCACCGGATAGCGTGGTCAGCAGCATTCGAAAAGCACAAATAGACGAGCTTGGTGTGAACTTCGTTGACCAGTCATCTCACATTCGTGTGGCGGGCGTAGACACTCTGTTGGCCCGTCCCAACGATCCGTTTTTGAAGCGAGTGAAACGTATCCATACGGACGAAGGCCACCACGTTTTGAAGTTAAACAAGTGGGGCAGGGCGCACAATCTCATGCCGCAAGCGTCCGGCATCATGTATACGGCCACAGCTTTGCGAGCAGACGGTAAAGGGTTAGGACGAGCCACTGACGGTTTGTGTGACGTGCTCATTGCTGGCCCCGGTGCGCGACAGTTAATGAACTGGGGGTACCTGACCGACTATCGATACGTCTGCGAGGAACCGCCGCCAGACTTCGATTTCAACAGCATCGTGTTGTCGGCAGACGGTGACTATAACAAAAAACAACTCAGTAAAGCCGCGCATGAATCCCGGCGCCTTGTGGGCGACGTGGTCGAATCTTACATGCGCTACGCGCCTGGTGAACTTGGGATCACGTTTGCCGTCGACTTGGAGGAAGCGGGAAAACTTGCCGTCGCGTTTCGCGCCCGGGGCATTCCCGCTGAAGTGGTTAGCGGTAAGACGCCAGACACGCTACGACGTGACATTCTGGCCCGCTTCCGTCGCAAGGAAGTATTGCAGTTGATCAATGTCGATTTGTTCGGTGAAGGGTTTGACGTACCCGCCGTGAAAGTTGTTAGTTTGGCACGACCCACAAAATCGTTTTCGCTCTACGCTCAACAAGTCGGCCGCGTTGTTCGCTTGATGATCGAACGTTGGCTGGCCGAACGGTGGGACACCTACACCGTCGAACAGCGCTTGGGTTTTATTGCCAGTTCCGAGAAACCCAAGGGCATCGTGATCGACCACGTGAACAACTGGAAAACGCACGGGATGCCCGACAACGTCCGTCGTGTGTTCTCGTTGGAACGTCGCGCGGGGCGCAGTGCGCCTGCGGAGAAAGACCCCAACGTAATCGGCCTGCGTACGTGCTTGAACCCCAACGTGCTTTGTCGTCGGCCGTACGAACGCATGTTGTCGTCGTGCCCTTACTGCGGCTACACGCCGACGCCCACGCAGCGTACGGAAATCTCTGCTGTCGACGGTGATGTGTTCGAACTGGACGACCGAACCCTGGCGTTGCTGCGCGGCACGATGGATAGCAATTTTGCGCCGCCCACTTATCCGCACGGCGCATCCGACATGATCCGCCGCGGCATCTACAACCGACACGAAGAAAAACTTCGGGCGATCACGCAGCTACGTCAATCAATGGCTACCTGGTGCGCGGGTGCGTCGGTGCGTGCACCGCGTACGTTGTCAGATCGTGAGCAAGCCAAGGCGTTTTATTTGACGTTCGGTGTTGATGTAATGACCGCGTGTTCCTTGAAAGCGGCCGACGCAATCGCTCTGCGCTCACGGGTCGACGCGGCGCTTGCTGTTGACAATATAGTAAACGGGCAAGCATAATGCGGCAACCACAAGGGCTATTTATCTATGAACATGTTTGAAGTTTGGGCCGCTGACTGGGGCATTCCGACGCTTGCCGTGGATGACTTGCGCCAGCGTTTGACATGGCAGTCGTTACCTGATAACGGCATCGACGGACCAGAAGCCGGGGACTTGTCCGAAGCGGCGGTTCAATCGCGTGTGCGACTCGAAGCGGGCCGACGCTCGGATGTCATGCTCTGGCGTAACAACGTCGGCGCAATGGAAGGTACCGACGGGCGTGTCGTGCGCTTCGGTCTTGCGAACGATAGCGCGGCGGTGAATAAACGCATGAAATCCGCCGACCTGATCGGCATCCACAGGCGTGTGATTACCGCTGCCGACGTGGGCGCGACGATCGGGCAATTCGTGAGCGTTGAAGTCAAACGCCACGGTTGGACGCCGGGCAAGACGCCCGACCAACGCACGCAAGCGCAGACGCAATGGGCCGCACTCGTTCAGGCGTATGGCGGCGTGGCAACTATTTACAATGGGCACCCGAGTTATTCGGCGCTCAAAAATCTACCTGAGGGAGTGGCCGCGTAATGGCTAATCGACGTATGAACCACGATGAGCGGGCCGCTCAGTTGTTGGACGCAGCAATTCGAGTCGCCCGCAAGGTCGGCTATCAAACCATGACGCGGGGCGCTATCGCGGCTGAAGCCGGTTGTACTGCGCCGCTGCTTAATGCGTATTTCGGTGGTGTTGAGGAACTGCGCAACGCCGTGGTCGACCACGCTATTCAGTCGCGTGACCTGCGCATCATCGCGCAACTGCTGGCCGTTGGAGATCCGCGCACTCGGCGTGTACCCAAGGTCATCCGGCTCGAAGCTATCGCCACCATCTAAACAGCGGAGCTGCGCTTATGCTGTCTTTACCGCCCGCTTTGGCAGGCTTGGCAGAGTATCGCCAATTCACATGCTATCGACTTGCCCCAGGCAAAGAACCCGGCAAGCAAACGAAGTTCCCTTGTAATCATCTGGGCGAGATCATCGACGCCCACGATCCGCAATACTGGATGTCGGCAGACCTCGCTTGCCAGTGGGCGGCACACGGCGGCTACGGCGTGGCCTTCGTGTTCACGGAACAAGATCCGTTCTGGTTTCTCGATATAGACGGCGCGTTGCAGGATGACGGCCAGTGGTCGCCCCTGGCCACGATGTTTTGTCAGGCGCTGCCGGGGTGCGCTGTTGAGATATCAGCCAGTGGCCGTGGTCTTCACATCTTCGGCACTGGCGATCTCGGGGCGCATTCCAAGAAAAACGTTAGCCTGAACCTGGAACTGTACAGCGAAAAACGATTCGTCGCGCTCACGGGTACCAACGCAATCGGCGACGTTCGCACGCCCATACAGCCGCAGATTACCGAGTGGTTGACGACGCATTATTTCAAGCCGAAAGATCGGATCAACGATCCTGACTGGACCGACAGCGCCGCTGAAGAATGGCGCGGACCGACCGATGACGAAGACCTGATACGCCGTGCGTGTGCTTCACGGTCAGCAGCTGCGGTATTCGGTGGCCGTGCATCGTTCAATGACCTGTGGACGGCAAACGCTGAAGTCCTGGCCAAAGTGTGGCCGTCCAAGAACGGGCATACAGACTTCGACCATAGTAGTGCCGACATGGCGTTGGCATCTCACCTGATGTTCTGGACCGGCCGCGATTGCGCACGTGTCGAACGTCTGATGCAACGTTCTGCCCTGGTACGTGAGAAATGGGAAACGCGGGTTAGCTACCTGTATGACACGATCACGGAAGCGAAATCATTGAACCGGGATGTCTGTAAGGACAAGGAAACGGAACCGGTTGCCATGCTCGCCACAGCTAACGAACCCGCTGCCGTCGTGTCCAGCGTCACACGTACGCTCGAATCGCGGGTGGTTCAAGGGTCTACCTATCTCGGACCGGAACAGCAGCAGGATCTATTCAAAGGCTGCATGCTTGTGATCAGCGCGGAAAAAGCCTACGTTCCCAGTTTGGGCTTGCTCAAACGTAGCCAGTTCAACATGCTGTTCGGTGGCTATACGTTTATCCTTGATCGCGAGAACAGCAAGACCAGTGTGGATCCTTGGGAAGCCTTCACGAACTCACGCGCGGTTCGCTTCCCGCAGGTCAACGGGCATTGCTTCCGGCCGGATCTCGGATCAGGCCAGGTCATCAACGTTAACAGCGAACAACTCGTCAACCTGTACATGCCCATCGACATCCCGATGCGCGAAGGGGACGCAACTCCATTCCTCACGCACCTCGCCAAGCTGCTGCCGAACGAGCGTGACCGGAAAATTTATCTGTCGTACCTTGCGGCGATGGTTCAACACAAAGGCGTCAAGTTTCGTTGGGCTCCGGTGTTACAAGGTGTCGAAGGTAACGGCAAAACGTTTTTTAGTGTGTGCGCAGAATTCGCGGTTGGTCGTCGCTACACACACTGGCCCAAGGCTAAAAAACTCGGCGCGCAATTCAACTCGTGGATGTACGGCCGCATGCTCTATTGCGTTGAAGACTTCGGACCGTCGCGGCAACGGGACGAGATCATCGAAGACTTAAAACCGATGATCACAGGTGAAAGCCTGGAAATCGAAGGCAAGGGGGTGGATCAGGAATCCCGCACCATCTGCGGCAATTTCTTGTTCAACACCAACCATAAAGGCGCGGTACGCAAGACGGCTAACGATCGACGATTTGCCGTGTTCTATACGCCACAGCAGGAAGTTGGCGACCTGGTGCGCGATGGCATCACGTCCGAATACCTGAACGAACTATTTCATTGGGCGCGCGGCACCGGCCCGTGGGCGCAGTATGGCGTTGACTATGGGTTCTCGGTGATCGCTCGGTACTTGGCGACGTACCCCATCGAACCGGAGTTCAATCCAGCGACGAACTGCCAGCGCGCGCCGACCACATCGTCGGCATCACAAGCCGTGGCCGACTCACTTGGAACGATCGAATCTGAATTCGGTGAAGCGATTGAGGAAGACCGCCAGGGGTTCCGCGGCGGTTGGGTGTCTGGGTACTACCTTAAGTTGTTGATCGAGGCGAACAAGCGCACCATGACCCGTGAAAGCCGCGCCAACATGCTTAAGCAGCTGGGCTACATCGAACATCCGGCGTTGATCGCGGGACGTACCGCTCGGCCGGTACTACCTGACGCGTCGCGTTCTCTGCTGTACGTCCACCGCGGAAATCAGGAACTGCTTGCGCTGAATTCGCCTGACGCGGTGGCCACAGCCTACGAAATCGCACAACGCGGATAGTTGACACCAGCGTAAATAGCGGATTAGACTACCCAGACGATAAATAATAGGAAATACCTCTCATGTTCTGGTCAACCATCGCCCGACTTTGCCACCGGCATTCCGGGTGGCTCATTCAGCGAGCCAAGCGTGCGCCGTATCGACACATCACCGATAGCGACGGTCGGGTGTACATGGAACGCTACTGGCTGTTTAACCCCTACGAAACGGCCGACGGGGTACGGCCGAAACGTTCGTGGTGGCGTCAGGCGCTGCCGTCCATCCGGTTGCATCGGATCATGCTACCGGACGATGCCCGCCATTTGCACGACCATCCGTGGAACGCCCGGACCATCATTCTCGACGGGTGGTACGTCGAACGTCGTCCACACTGGTCGGCGCTGCTGGATGATGAACTCGACGAGCTGAACACGTACCTACGAACGATGCGAGCTGGTGACACCGCGCAAGTGTTGTACGGCCAGTATCACCGTATCGAAGAGATCAGCGCGGGCGGCGTGTGGACGATGTTCATCACGTGGAAATATCGTGGCACGTGGGGGTTCTACGTCAACGGTCGCAAGATCGGCTACCAAAAATACCTTGACGGGGATTGGTCGTGAGCATCACGCACCGTGTGCTGATCTTCGGTGGCCGTAGCTTTGGTGACGTTCATCGTTTTCGAGTGGCGCTCGATACGTTCCGTTCGAAGCACATCGGACCAGACGACAAGTGGTGCATCATCCAGGGCAAAGCCAATGGTGCGGATCGATTGGCGGAGAACTACGCGGCGCTAGAAGGTATTCCGTGTATCAGCGTAGCCGCTAACTGGCTCGTATACAACCGTGGCGCCGGACCCATTCGCAATCAGTGGATGCTTGATTTCTGCGCGCCCACCTACGCCATTGCTTTCCCTGGCGGTAAGGGCACCGCCGATATGACCCGCCGCGTTCAAGACGCCGGCATCACACTGTGGGTACCGTATGAATCGTAATGAAATCTGGCACACGCTGGAAGAATATCAGGAGTGGCACGCTCGGTACCTAGCGTTTTGGAATAGCAAACCTAGTCGCGGGGCCGCGCTTGACAAGATCCAAAGCGAAAGCGGAGATCATGTAACGTTCTACCGCGCCCATTCAACCGCAGCACTTCGGGGGTTCGAATGACATCGGCAATCGCCTGGATGATCGCTCAACCGTTGACGGTAGCGGTCGTGCCTGAACGGTCGTCGCAGCGGCGCGGTCGTAAACGTGGGTTACCGCGGGCCGATTATGAAGTCATTGAGCTGTTGCTGCTGTTTCCCCGGAAGCTAACGGCCGTTGAAATCGCTGCGATGATCGACGTTCCGGTCAAGCAGGTATACCGCTGTCGCGAGCGTATGCGGCGCGGTACTCCGATTGTGCTACCGGATGAACCCAAGGCGTCGACCACAGTGTCGAATCGCCCCTACGACCGCTGTACGCAGCTGCGCAAGGTGATTAGCGAAGGTGCGACGATCAGTCAAGCGGCTCGTATCCTTGGCGTGACGGTACCGTTTGCTCGTCGCGTGCTGCATGAACGGTTGAACACCACGGTTGCAGAACTCCAACAAACGCGCCAGTCGTTGATCACGCTGGTTCGTCAAGACAAACTCACGATCAAAGCTGCATGTCAAAAGCTGAAGATCTCCATTTGGCGCGGTCGTCGACTGTTGGCCGCAAACTACGATAGGAAATAATCATGACCCTGAAAGCAACCGGCAAAGACGGCCATACGTCGCTTGATACGTTTCGTGCGAACGGATGGACCGATGAACTACTCGTCATCCACGGGTACGCGATCGTCGAAGTTGTGGACGCTGCGCCCGATACACCGGCTACGCCGCCCGCAGCTGACCCCATCCCGCCCGTCGAAGTCACGGGTTCTGATGGCAAGAAACACACGTTGCGCTTGCCGCCGCCCATGCCCAACGCGTTTAACGTCACCGACCTGGCGGAGATCAACCGGTTCTACAACCAGAACAGTTTGATCAAGTATTTCCCACACGGATACACGTTCGAACAGCAGATCCTGTACACGGCTGAAGCCCTGGCCCGTTCGCGTGGGTTGGTGAAATGAAGCGCCTTGGCGTGGCTGCTATCGCCGTTCTGTGGTTCTGGCCGCTGTTGTTGCTTCCGATCGATGGTGGATCGTACGTGTTCGCCGGTCACGCGCTCACTGGCATCGATTGGGACGTTGAACGTGTTGTCCTGGCTATCGCCTGGATGTTCATGTTTCCCATGTGGGGCATGTTGGTCGGCTTCCTATTCATCCTTGCTATCGGATATCGCGAACCATGACCGCATCGCCCATCTTTCGAATCGGTACAGCAGGCAATAAGCAGGCGACAGTTACGGTGGATGGGCAGTGGTATTACCGAGTCGCCGCGCCAGATACACACCGTTGGGGACCGTGGATTCGTTGCGACAGTGGACGACCCGAACACGCGTGGTACGACCCGCAAGCCGGGCATGCACGCTTGCCGTCAACTGTTGTTGACACCAGAGTAAACAAGGATTACTATGAAGTCTCACATGGGGACGATGATGAATAAACCACGGCGGCGACAGACCAAGCGCGACATCGACGCGAGCGTTGAACTGGTCGCCAAGCACTTCGCCAACATGCGCATCCAACACGTAACGGGCATGATGGTGTATCCGAAGGGCGATCCCAAACACATCGAAATGGTCATGCAGGGTACGCAGGAAGCGTGGTTAGCGCTCGTACTCGCATTTGCTCACGCCCTTGGCGTGGACGACAAGTTCGATGCAATCCGCAAACAAGCCGATGACATCCTGTTGGAGCGCGGCAAACAGCTTATGGAGTCTGCTGGAAAATGATAGATAAAAGAATCCGTGATTTAGCCAAAGCAGCGGGTTACAGGATTGACGAAACGTACAGCCCGCCCGCACTTTTCAAGTCGCCCACATCGTTCGGGCCGTTGTGGGCGTGGGACCCAGAAGCGACTACGTCCGCAGCTTTTGAGTTGCTTGCGGCGGTCGGTGGTGAGATGTTGATCAAGAAAGATCCGTACTATCCGGGCGGTAGTTGCTGGATTCTGGCCGCTGAAGTCAAGGGCAAACGTCGGTCCGTGTTCATCGCCGATGACGTTAATCTGGAAAAACACGTTCGGGAAATCATTGTCGAAGCGGTACTAGTGGCCGTCGCAGGGGCTGCTGTATGAACGGCCTGACCCTCGTATACATCGGCTTCACGGTGCTGTCCGTGGTGTGCGTCATCTACGGCATTGCCGTGGGCGTCGAAATCCATCGGAGCGGCGTGACACGTTCCCGTCGTAGAGGTGAATAGTATGGTTCATATGGTTGAAGACGTGTTGCTCAACGAGAATCCACCGACACCAAACTATCGTGTAGTGCGACACGTCGGCACTCAGACGCCGACGGTAGCGTATACGGTTACCCTGAGCCACGCCGAACGGATCGTCAAAGCGCTGGACACCGACACCCAGCACGCGGAGATTTACCGCCGTGTACGTCGTGCCATGATGGCGAATGACGAACTGTTTTTTGATCGACTAATCGCGGCGTTGGATGCCACACCGCGGGGTACTGCACGTGCCATCGACGCCGCATTCCTGAAGGTGATGAACGATGGCTAACAAACTCGGACCGTGGCATCCGCCTGAGATCAAACCTGTACACGCAGGCGTTTATGAAACCCGAGCAAAGAATCTGGATAACGGGTATTCATGGTGGAATGGGCATTCGTGGGGCATTCAGTATCCGACGCCGGGCAGGGCTTGCCGTGAACGCCCTTATCTCGGTCTGCAAAACAAACAGTGGCGGGGAGTGTTGCGCGATGCTTCGTGATGCCGCGCTATGTGTGGTAGCCATCTGGTTTGGGTCGTGGCTGGCAAAGCCGGATCTTCGTTGGGAAGTCGTCGGCCACACGGGCGACCCGAACGTACCTTACCAAACCGATCCGCGGCGCACCATCTTGTTGTGCGACGATGGATTTCATGAGAGATCGACGAGATGATTAATCAGTCTGATGTTGACTACGCCCTGAAGGGACTGCTCAACGAATCGCACAAGTCGCGGCACCCCGAAGCGCATCGCGTGATAAACGAGCTATGGGCGGAAGTGTCGGCGCGGCGCGCGTGGTCGACGACCATGCCTATTGACGTAACCGCTGCGATGGTTAAGGCCGCCCGGGAGGCTTACTACGCTACCGATTTTCCGGAGGTTGAGAAATTCAAAGAAGCGATCCGGGCGGCGTTGGCTGCTGCAACCGAAATACGACGATGCGTTACGCACGTCCGCGCCCTAATCGACAAGGAGCCGACGACGTGACGGATAAATCATCTGCACAACTGTCTCCCCTGGCGCTCATCACGATCGGCGACAAGCATTTCCGCCAGCGCTGGTTCACCGAGAGCGAAGTCCGCACCATGCTGGCCGAGCAGCGCAAGAAGACGATCGACGCATTCACGCTGAATCTCAGCCAAGTAGGACTGTTGAAAGAGATCGGTCGGCTGCAGGAGTTTGCTCAGCGTATGGTGACGGAGAAATGGGACGCGATCGCCGAGGCGCGCACCAAGGCCCGCGCCGACCTGATCGCGGAGATGAAGCCGGTGGCGCATTGGATCCCGTCCGCGAAGACTTTCGCCGCCACCGATAAGCCCCCCGGCAAAGCCTGGGTCGCGCTGGCCGAGATCCCCAAGGCCTGACATGCGCCTGTACCTATCGATCCTGGGGCCTTTCTTTTTTGCAACCACCGTCATGTATATCGGCGACGCATTGAAGGCCCCGCAACGCGACTGGGAAGCCGCGAACCACTGCGCCGTCATCGGCCACACCGATACCGCCCCCTACCAAACCAACCCGCGCCGCGCCGTCCTGGGATGCGACTGCGGGTATTCTTTGAGACCTACGGAATGAACGACAAGACTGTGTTGAGCGAACAGCAAGTAACGACGATCGCCGAAAGCCTGCCGGGCGGCGTCACCGGGTACATGAAGACCTGGGGATACCTTGACCTCTCACGCGCCATCGAGCGCGCCATCCTCGAACGCATCCAGCCTGCCGCCAGCGAGGCCGGAGCGGTGCCGGTGGCATTGTTTGGTGAGGCGATAGCCTGGGGACGCTTCTGGGGGCCTGAAATCCCGTTCACGCAATGGGACAAGATGCGTGATGAACAGGCCGCAAACTTCGCTCGCCGTCTCGCCGCGCCTATAGCGGCCGGGGCGGTGCCAGCTGGGTGGCTAGTGGCCGGAGGCTCTTTCTATCTTGACCGGGTGCCGGCGCAGGCGCACGCGGACAATTGCAACTACGAAATCGAGCCGCTTTATCGCGGAGCCCCTCCCGCACCTGTAGAGGCCGGGGCGGATCATAACCGCCTAGTGCGCGAACTGGACGTATTGTTGAACGGCGAAGATGGCGCAGCACCACAAGCCCGCCTGTGCGATATCGTGGCGCAGGTACGCGATAAGCGGTGGAAGCTTGTCGCCGCCCCGCCCGCACCCATTCAGCAATCAGAGCCGAAGTTTCCGGTCCCGTGGCCGAAGGGCGAAGATATTACGCAAGACATGCGCGACGGCTTCGAGCGGCTTCATGCCGATGCCAAACGCTGCGATGGTTCGATATTGGACCGCAACGACCAGGGAGCGTACAAGGCGCTGAAAGTCGATGCCGATTGGAAGTTCTATCAGCGCGCGTGGGCTGATGCCCTGCAAGCGACAGCCGCACCCATTCAGAAGCGTGGCCCGGTGAAGCTGCACGATCACGGCGCGGTTCTTGGCAGACCCTATCCCTGCTGGCCGGAAGAAGCTGTAACGGCCAATGAGGTTGCGCAGAGCGATGAATGGCTGTCGCGTGCGCATTCGCTTGCATCGGCGCTTGGAGAACATCCGGTCGGGTCCACTGCAAGGGCCAGGGCGCGGGGCGCGCTGGACGAACATTTACGCCGTGCCGATGCCAGCTTGCATTATGAGTTTCCGGTTGCGCAGGGCGAGGAGCGGGCGGCGTTGCAGGAAGCCCTGAAATGGATCGAAGACGCCGCAAAGGACGCCCGTAACGGGGTGCTGGTGGATCGCGAAATGGCGATCATCCGCTCCGCCCTTGCCGCAGAGAGCGCAGAGACGCCCGAAGTGGTACGCCTGCGCCAGCGGCAGGCCGAAGCTGTCATGCCGTCGATGCGCGCCGCATTCCGAACGACGGACGTGCACGGCAATCCGGACCCCAAGCAGCGCCGCTTTGAAATGGTGTTCAAGTTCCGCTCGGTAGAAGACTTACATAAGGCGGACGACGAATGGCGCGCATATCTTGCCGCCCCAACCGTCCCGCATTCCTTGACGGTTGCGCAGGGCGATGAGCGGGATGAGTGGAAGGCATTTGGTGAGTGGGCCTGGAAGAAGGAGGGCGAAGCCATCGGGCGCATGCACGGGCGCGATGCTGGATGGGAAGCATGGCAAGCCCGCGCCGACCTTGCCGCCAAGCCGGGGCAGCAGGGCGGGGGCGATGCGAAGGACAAGCCATCATTGCTCGGCGAGTTGACCGATGATCTCATCGAGATTCTGGGGCGCCCAAATTTCACCTGCATCCGCATCGCCCAACTGTTCAGGCTCAGCGGGCAGACTATCCCTCAGAAATCAGAGGCAGAACAGGCAGCGGTCATCTATTTCTTGCTGCGGGCCTACCTGCGTCACGGGAAAGAGTGGTCGACGCATGCGGAGGCAGAGTTGAAGGTGATGGCCGAAGCCGCCCGCGCCCAGCGTGCCAACGGGAATGCGTGATGCTTGGATGCTTCTTTGCCCGAAAACCGCCACCTGAGGTCGATTTTCTGCTTCGCGCACTCGACTCGTCAGACTATTTTGAACTTGCCGCAATGTATGGGGAGGCGCGGGATCGATTCAAGTCGGCTGACCTTATGGCTGCGATCAACAAACGCATGACGGAAGTGGCCCGCGCCCAGCGTGCCGCCGAGGGGAATGGCGATGAAACCCGCTAACTTCGCAACGGTCTATTGCGCTATCGACCTATCGTTCATGCCAAGGACTTCGTTATGACACTCAATCCTGAAACCGTGACCATCCTGGCCAACATGCACATCGACGAATACGATGGGCCTATCATGCCGTTTGCGCAGGCTGTCGAACAGTTGGTACGCGATGACTTGGCTATCGACCGCGACGGCAAAATCAGCAAACTGATCGAAGACTACGGAACGGCGCTCATGCGTCACGACGAGTCGGCCACAACGGCGGCGACGCTACGGCTTATCGCGGCGTTTAATGTGCGTAACGCAGAAACGACGGTACCGTTGCACAAAAATACCGTGCTGGCCGCGTGTCAGTACCCATCGAGTGTGGCCGACATCTGCAATCAAACGGGAGCGCTTACGCGCCAGGTGCGAATCGCCGTAAATCGTCTGCATCGTCATAGGGAAATCCACATCTGCGGGTGGGAACTGGGGGGGAACGGTCAAATGTGTGCTATATACGTTGCCGGTGTCGGCCAGGACGTGGCGCGGAGTCGACATTGAACCCACCCGTGTTGTACCGATACGAAGCTCAACGCTATTCCGTGGTGATAGACCCTGACCGGGAAGATTACGGAACGACAGCGCCACGGCTTGTATTGAGCGAATTTCGGATCATTCGTGAAACGCCCTGCGGTTGCTGGATCGAATACGGCTGTTTCGAACGATGGGTGTCGAACACTAGTCGTAAACGTCTTGCGCATCGGACAGCGGCTGAAGCGCTGGATGCTTACCGGGAACGAAAGAAAGCCTACGTTCGTCACACTGCGGCAAGATTGCAACGGGCGCAAGACGAATTAGCGTTGGCGGTTGTTGACACCGGTGTAAATAGTGGGCTACTATTCCTTCACACCAACAACATTCGAACGGAACGAACATGAAAACCCGCCCCCTGACCGAGAAAGAAGCTCAAGACCTGCAAATGTTTCAACAAGAATCGTTCGCTAAGTTCCGTGGTCAGTTTGAAAAATTCCACGAAGCGATGGTTCAGTACCACAAAGAGCATGGGATCGTGGTGACTTCGAACCAAGGGACCAAGCGCGTCATCGTCAAGGGCTAACGCGTGGCCGCTTATTACAACGAGATAGACCATTTTGCCGCCCAGTGGTTGCGCGAGTTGATCCGTGGTGGTCACATCGCACCGGGCGACGTTGACGAACGCAGTATTGAGGATGTTCACCCAAATGACCTACGCCGATACACTCAATGTCATTTCTTCGCCGGAATTGGCGTTTGGTCGCTTGCCTTGCGACGTGCGGGATGGGCTGATGACCGAGCCGTTTGGACCGGGTCATGTCCTTGTCAACCTTTCAGCGCGGCAGGCGCGGGCAATGGGTTTGATGACGAGCGGCACCTTTGGCCGCACTGGCACTACCTCATCGAAGCCGTCCGCCCTGGACTCGTACTTGGCGAACAGGTTGCAGGAAAGATTGCTGACCCTTGGGTCGACCTTGTACAAACTGACATGGAAGGATTGGCGTATGCCTTCGGGGCGGTTGCGTTTCCGTCTGCGAGCGTCGGCGCGCCCCACATCCGAGATCGCACGTACTGGGTGGCCGACGCCAGCAGCGCGGGACTACCGACATGCGAACGCGACGACGTATGCGGAACGGGGCGGCGGCAAGAAAGGCGAACAGTTGAACAATGCGGCGGTGCATCTGAGCGGTTGGAACACGCCCAGGGTGACGGACGGAAGCAACGGCGGACCAAATCAAGCGAACGGAGCATTGAGCGCCGACGCGAGCCAAATGAACTGGTCATTGTCGACGCCAACACCGGACTTGCAACCGGCCCGACTAACGGCGTGTGGGCAGCTGCTGACTGGCTGCTTTGCCGGGATGGACGGTGGAGGCCAGTTGAACCCGGGTCATTCCCGTTGGCTCATGGCTCTGCCGGTAGAGTGGGACGCTTGCGGGGTTATGGCAACGCAATCAATGCGTACCAAGCGCAAATACTCATCGAAACGGTAATGGGGTGGCTGAGGTGAAATGTCGAGCGAAATGCGTTGTGCCGCATCCGACCGGCCGAACGATATTCACGGCGTTGTTTGATACACACGCAGAAGCAGAAGCACAAGCCTTAGCGTGGCTGTCATGGCACGGTGGCTACCTCGCACCGGGCTACTATTTCTTCACACCAACAACGCATGACGGAACGAATCATGACCCTGCTTTCCTATCACAACGACCCCGCCCTCAAACTGAGATTCGAAGAACGGTTCGCCGCGCATCGCGCGATAGACGCCGTCGTCCAGGGCACCGGTTACGACGCTGGCTACAAGGGACTGGGCCGCGGTTGCTTCGTAGGCTGCACTTTGCAGAACTACGATCACGCGCAGTTTCCGGTGGAACTTGGATGGCCTGAATGGCTAGCGCACTTGGCGGATCGGATTTTCGAAGGCCTGCCCGCTGCTGAAGCACCGCAGTTCGGTACCGATTTACTCAACGCGGTACCGATCGGCGTAGACCTTGAGCCGGTGCAGTTCGTGATCGCGATTGCGCGACACAAACGCCACCTCGAACGCCTGAAAGACAATACTGAACCCTACGCCGAACAAGTCCGCCAGGCTTTGCAGGGCGTGATCGATTACTGCGAAATGGAATTGCGGTCGGCGGAGTCGGCGGCGGCGAGATCGGCGAGATCGGCGAGATCGGCGGCGGAGTCGGCGAGATCGGCGGCGGCGAGATCGGCGAGATCGGCGAGATCGGCGAGATCGGCGGCGGCGAGATCGGCGAGATCGGCGGCGGAGTCGGCGGCGTGGTCGGCGGAGTCGGCGGCGGAGTCGGCGGCGTGGTCGGCGAGATCGGCGGCGGAGTCGGCGGCGTGGTCGGCGGCGGCGGCGGCGGAGTCGGCGGCGTGGTCGG